ATGAAATATATAATAACACTCTTCATCATCTTGGCGTATTTGCCTGTATGGGGACAACCAAATAGAAAGACGGAAATAGAAAAGTGTGCGCAACAGGTTTATTCCATAAAGGAATTTCAGCGGATAGCCGATTCTATACAAATGTCTATTAGTGATCTATCTGATTATCCTGTAATTTTCCCGATTAAAAAGCCACTCCGGATTTCATCCGGATTCGGGATGCGCTATCATCCGGTTTATAAAAAACGAAAATTCCATACGGGAATTGATATACCCAAGGCAATAAATACTCCCGTATATGCCACAGGTAACGGCGTTGTAGTCCGGAAGGGTTATAGCTCCGGTTACGGATATTATATTGAGATTGAACATGCGGGTGGTTTTCGTTCATTCTATGCACATTTGAGTAAGACGATGGTAAACATTGGAGATCCGGTAAGTATAGCTATGCAGATTGCTTGCGTGGGCAACACAGGAGTATCAACAGGCCCTCATTTACATTATGAAGTAAGGAAAGGCAAACGCTATCTGAACCCGATAGAATGGTGTGGTTGTCTGTTTTCAATAATGAATAAATTTCAAACAAAAAGAATAGCATGAAATCTTTAACTACTTATTTACAATATGGCGAGGTGGTAATGTACAGGGCAAGAATACATATCTTTCTTTTCCTACAACCTGCCATATTGCTGGCGATTGGATACCTGTGCTATCTGGATACTGTAAGGCTAACCCATTATTGGGGAATAACTTTATTGTTTCTGGGGCTGGTGTCGCTCGTTCAGCGTGTGTTAGTGAAAATCGGTTCTCTTTATTTAGTAACCAACAAACGGGTGATTATCAAGACAGGGGTTATCAGTCGTCGGGTCATAGAACTCGTTCTCATGAAATGCGAAGGCATTTACGCAACGCAAACCGTTATGGGACGTATTTTCGGCTATGGGACTATTATCGTTACCACCGGAGGGGCTACTAATTGTTATTATTATGTGGCTGATCCGTTCCGGTTTAAAATGGAAATAAATATGCAAATCAAATAATTAAGACTAATTTTACAGTTCATATGGATTCAAATAATCAATATAATATTATCCGGCATTGTCCTGGAAGCGATGCGATTACTTCCAAGGTATTGCGCCAGATAAAACTGAAAAGCGCCGAGCCAAAAATTGCAAATATTTGTCCCGGCACAGGGGAGCAAGCTCTATTGCTGGCTAAAGCCTATAAGAATGGTCGTATTACGGCTATTGACGAAGACGGCTTGTTTTTTCATTCTATTATGGGCAAAGCAAAACAAGCAAGATTTCAGGATCGTGTAAAAACGGAGTTGTCTTCATTAAGGAACTTACCTTTTGGAGAAGAAAGTCTGGACCTGATACTTTCTGAAGGAGCTTTTGAAGAATTAGATTTTGGGAAACGCTTATACCAATGGAGAAAATATATCAGGCCCGGTGGTTATCTGGCTATGTCGGAACTATGCCTTTTAACAAATAAGGAACTGCCTTCCGAATTATATGATTATTTAGACAATGCCTACCATAATCGTGAAATAGAAAGTATAGATTATCACATCGGACAGATAAAAGAGGCCGGATACAAACTGCATACCCGTATTACCTTGCCTGATGAGTGCTGGTTCGGCTATTTCAAATCAATGAAGGAAGGAATGGGAAAGGAGTTCGTTTCCGGTATAGAGGAAGAGATAGAACATTACCTGACATATAAAGAGTATTTTGCTTATGTATATTTCGTAGTACGCAAAGCACCGGTTATTTCTGGAGAATCGGTTTATAATACTGAATTGGATAAAAAGCAGCGGACAGCCCTTCAGAATCATTTGATGGATAAGCTATCCGAAAAAGAATGCAATAATACCCTGCGGTATACCGAAAGCTGGCTGACGGATAATCTGGTTAGAGAAAATCACGAAAAGATACTACTTGGATTCAGGGAAGAAGGCGGATATTGCGATTGCGAAGTCCTTGCTAATGTGTTCCATACGATTATGGTAAATAAGGACGAAAAATAAAGATGACAAAGGGGACGTAATCCGGGGTATCTTCTTTGCTCCGGCTTATTTCTCTCCATAGTTACTACAACACTAATTACTATCCTTATACACTTCAATAGAGAGATAAATATCTTGTATTGAGTGCATGTATTCCACAGAATTTTAAATCAATAATTATGGGAGTAGATAATCCGATAAATGGAGACGGTGGTTATAATGCTATTGAGATAGATAAAGGAGTACTACTGTTTTCAAGGTCAAAAGAGGGCTTTAAACTTTTTCACGATACGATGGAGCTGTTTATGGATAACCTCTATAATCCTTTGTGTAATAATACATACTTTAATCTTCATTATATTGAATCCGGCGACCCTGTATTAAGGGAAAAATGTGACATAGCACTGAAATTTCCAGAGAAACATCTACCATTAAAAATACCGATAGATGATGAATGTTTTACGGATATAAGTGTTTTGAAAGGTAGTCTGGATATGAAAATAAATGGATGGGAACCTACACCGGATCAAATACAGAAAATAACAGACTATGTAGTTGGCGTACATATTCCGGTTCATGGAGATACATTTAATGTAAGCTGCTTACAGGAGATTGCCAAAGGAATTTCATATAACAGAGTTTTGCTTGGCGGGTCAATGTCGGATTTTAAGTATGAAAGTGAATTTCTTGAATTAGCCCAGAAAATGGAAAAATGCTCCGATGGTATAGAAGCCAAGACACTCGCTCAGGATATGAAAACATTGGCTTCAGATATATTGAAAAAGGATTATCCGGATATAAGAACGGAACAAACACCTGCCTTAAAAGGGCAGATACCTTATGAGTATGGGAAGAATGAACATCTGAAAAAAGACGGGCTAGACAGCTTTAATGCCATTGAAACGGATGAAGGGGTATTGCTGTTTTCACGGACAAAGGAAGGAAAAGAATTATTTCAAAACCATTTGGAAAAGTATCTGGATAATTTCTTTAATCCGGCATGCGACAATACTTATTTCAATCTTCATTATCTTGAATGTGATAATGGCAGTCTAAGGGGAAGGAGTGATTTGGCAGGGAAATTTCCGGCGATACCACAATCGGAGTTTCCTGTAAACCAATGTTTCTTTGTCGATTCAGAAGTGCTGAAATATAGTCTTCAGGAAGTAAAATTCAGTTGGAAACCGGATTCAGATCAGGTAAACAAGTTGGAAAACCATCTGTTAGATGGTGATTTTTTACCTATCCGAGGAGATACATCTAATATTAGTGTTTTGCAGGAAATAGCTACCGGCAAAAATCATTATGTCCATAACCTCGCTCTTCATGGTGTTGGAGGCTTTAAATATAATGCTGATTTCAAGGAATTAGCCGATATCGCAATGTCTTATTCAGGTCATACGCATGAATATAAAGTCATAAATGCGATGAGGGAGAAAGCAAAGGAGATATTAAATCGTGATTACCCGAATATACGGAAAGAACAGGAACAATCAATCAGGAATAAAAATCATATATCCCCAACGCCACCTGCTCAGAAAAAAGGTCGTGGATTGTAAATCGATGAAACGGCAGGAAATTAGATCCTGCCGTTATCTAATTTTTTTCTAAGTTTATATACTCTCCAATATTTTTCCGAAGGGCAATTCTGCTGTATAGAATTCTTCGTTTGTGTGTTTTCCATAAGCCTTATAAAATCCGGTTCCGTCTTTGTATAAAATCAGTAAGCCCGTGTCTAAACGATTTTCAGGTTTCTCAAATGAATCTTGTTCCTCTCCTTCAAGAATAACAAAACTCCATTCTTTTTCTGATAATATCTCTGCCTCTTCATTTTTTGATTGGTAGAAATCCACACTATTATCGTAGAATTTAAAGGAGATAAAGCTCTCCGGAGCATTGAATGAAGCGGCTGCTTCCAATCTTTTTTTGATTGCTCCTTTCCAATTACTATCACAAGTGATGATAGCAAAGTCGCAGCAATCCCATTCACTTTGGCTGTTAGCCCTTACAAGAATGTGATTTGTCGGTGTTGATGAAATTTTCATTGTTTCTATTTTTAAGTTAAATATGACTGCGCATCTGACCCGATAAGACATTTATGAGCGTTATGTTCCCTGACCGCATTTTGGATATTCAGATAAAGCAGGTTATAATTTTCTTCTTTCTTTTTAAGTTTCTTCCGGAATTTAACAAGGTCTTCGTCAGTATTTTCATCAAAGAACAGATTGTTCTGCTTTTGGTACGAGAGGTACTCCTGTTCCTTTCTTTTGGCAATGGTAATCTGTGCTTTGGATGAAGCAAGGCGGGATAAACAAGAATTAAAATCGGTTTTGAGTCCGGTTCTCTTATCATAATAAGAATGATAAACCTGAATATATTCACGAGGGTATAAGCATTGGTATTTCGATTGCCTCCAACGAATCACCCACCTGTACTTTTCGTAAAGCTCTCTTGGTAAGTCATATCGAAAAAGGACTACGCGCCGGCAGTCCTTACTTTGATATTCTATTGAAATGATGACCCATTTTTCAATCTGAAGTTCTTTTTCTGCCTTAGCCAGTTCCCGGGCTTCTTCCATCCAGTCGCTGACATCTTCCTGCTTATGCTTTTTCATGTCGGAATTTTTAGAGATTTCACTTTTACCGATGACTTATATTCCATAAGAGATTGAATAAGGGAGAGAAATTCCGATACGTCAAATGTTTGACCAGAGAACGCATCTTTCCAGATTCCAAATGTTGTACAAACTAAAGCTTCATATACAGGTTTTACGTTTTTTTCCTCAACCCATTTTCCTTTGATGATTTTGATATAAAAACCATTTGTATGCCCGGACCAATCCAACCATGCGGTAAAATAGCCACGAGAATTGAGGTCATATAGCTTTTTCAGAATTGAAGTAATTAATTCTAAAGTATTTTTATCCTGATGTGTCATAGCTTTCATTTGTTTAAAGGTTTTCACTCATTTTTTTGTATTCGTGAAATTTTTCCCCTTTGTAAAAGTCGAATTCCGGATAGGTACAGAAACCGGAAGTGCTGGTTCTGTTTGTCCGTTCGCCGAATTTATTTTCTTCCAGCCAATCAAGTATATTACTGTCGTTATTGTTGGTGTCAATAAACTGGCAACCTGCACTTCGCTTACATTCAGGGAGATTTACCGTAATACAAGTATAATATTCCAATGACTCTCCAACCAAATAATATAACATAAAGGCAATGGGACTTCCCAGACCACATTCATAAGTAGTAATAAAAGGGAATACCCATTTATTTTTAAAACGAATCAGGTTGAATTCCCTACCTTCGATTATAATTGTTTTTGTTTCCATAATACTGTTTTTTTAAGTATGAATTTGCCAACCTTTCGTTGGATCGAATGTAACGGCATAGGATTTATCCGGATTTCCATGATAAAGTACACCTCCGTTCATTACTCTGTTACCGTTTTTATCATTCATCACGAAATAGAATGACAATGGGGCAAAATCCTTACATAGGAATATTTCACAATTTTGGTTAGCTTCCCATTGTTTAAGCCGTTCCAAACAATCCTGCAATGTTTTGTCGCCTATTTTTGCAGCATGGTCCATTGCTTCCTGATATCTTTCTTCGCATTTGATTATCATAATTTTATGATTTTAAGAATGAAACGAATTCGATTATTATAAAGTCGTTTGCGGATGGTTCTGTTAATGATTTTAGTTCTTTTACACCATTACAGTAAAAAAATACTTCGTCATCGTCCGCACCAATATCTACAGATAGCTTGAAGAGCATATCGTAAAAAGGACCGTCATCGTCGCCCTTATGCCTTATATGGCATAACGCAAACGAAGGCTCTTTGTCAAAATCCGACAGGTATTCATTGAAGGCTTTATCTATATTCGCTTTTATTTCTTCCGTGTCCACAAGAACCTGCCCTTCATCACAATCATCACACCATCCATAATCAAATGATTCATCCGTATAATGAATGAATTCTTTTGTATTAGGATTTACTATTGCTTCACATGAAACTTTAGTGCTATGGCACTTACTGCATATAGTACTCATTGTCTCTAAATTTTTAAGTTGATACTGTTATAAATGAGAAGAGAGCCTTTCGGCTCCCTCTGTTACTAAATTTTCCTTCTGTTTTTCATCCCAAACTTTCTTGGCTTCAATCCACTCTTGTCTTTCTCTATCGAGCTGCGTTTCTGTTTCGGGTGTGTAACCGATAAACTGGATGTATCCGCCATTCCATCCTGTTGTTTTACAGATAATACCTGCGGCCTGAAGCTTGTCGATTCTTTTCTGCGCCATTTTCTCGCTTGAATAGGATAGTCCCCAGAAATGATGTTCACCATTGTCACTATAATGGTCTTCTCCAAGTATCATGACTCCGTTATATTTTTTACTCTCAATATAGCCGAAACGAGCTTTCCCGAGCGCTTGCCTGATGGCTTTATGAGCCACTCCTTCCGGATGTTTGAATACCGGAGGTAATGTCCCTTTCTTCGCTTGCAGCTTGGGTATTTCCATTTTATATGGTTTTTCCCAAGTACCTATACCCATGTTCAGGTAGAAATTACAATGAAAATAATCAGTCATGGCATCGCTATCGTCAAAATTATAGGAATTGACAAAGCAATATACATTGTCCATTACCTCACGGGCACGATCCGTCAGGTCCTTATCTTTTTCGATATGATAATGGTTAAGCTGCTTTGAGCATTTGCAGTTGGAATCTTTGGAAAAGGCTTCAAAGTCTGCCTGTATTAAATAAACATAGATTGAATCATAATGCTTTCTGGTTACAGAAAACTTATATCGCGGGTAAGTTTCTTTCAACCATACACGCAGTATGTTTACGACTTCTTCTGGAGATTGACCTTTATAGTTACTTCCTCGGTAGCGATACTCATTATAAACGTAATCGGTATATTCTCTTGCAGATGCTCCGGCATAGTCGCTTTCGTAGCCTGTAGCCGCTTCGACGGTTCTTGTATCGTTCTTCCATACGGCAAACAGTTTTTCAAATTCAAGGTTTATTTGCTGCATTACTTCTGTACTGCCGCCTTTATCGGGGTGGTTCTCGATTGCAAGTTTCCGATACTGCTTTTTCAGCTCTGCAAGACTGTTTATTTTTGAAAAATAAGTCATGATAATTTATTTTTGTCAGTTATTTCAATAAAATCTAAATCCCGTGATTGGATAAAGAGGTCTTGTTTTCCCTCGTTACTCTTAAATACCAATCCAAAACCATCGTATCCGTTGAGCGTATGGGAAAATGTGGCCGTTTCCTTTGCTCTCGGATGGCCTTCTTTCACTCTTATTTTTTTGCCTTTCCATGCAATGTCTATATCACTGAAGAAATTCATTGTTCTTTTATTATTTTGAGTTAGGATTTTAATCTTATAAACGATAAGAGAGCCTTCCGGCTCCCTTATCGTTTTTGTTATCAGGAAACTAATACAGCCTCCGCATCTATAATTTCTTTATCCTTAAACTGGCAGAAATTATCAAGTGTAGATACAAATGCAACATTCTGATGCACCAGAGATGGTATTGAAGTCTTTTCCGGCTTGTAGTACTCTGTAGCGATATTATACATATCCCATGCAGAAATACTATCACGCCCTTTCATCTTTTTAAGTACATCTTCTGTAAATGCTGAAATCTGTGATTGATTGAGCGGGTAGTTTTCTACTCCAGCCGAAAGTGTTTCATCCGAACTGTCATGGGCTACACGCAATGCTGTAAGTAGTCCTATATAGGTATATACTTCCTGCCCGTTAATACGCGTATTTTTCAAACGTCTTATCCGTTCACGGTCTTCAGTCATCTGTGTTTCGAACTGGCTTAGCCATCTGTCTACTGTACTGAACAACTGTTCTGTACTAACCTTATTTTTTCCATAATTCGAAACTATGCGCTCAGCACTCAGGATGCATTGATTATGGCAGGCTTTTACACATGGTCCGATTGCAGCTTGAATACCGTCCTGATGATAAGTCAGTACAATCGTAGTGGTCAGCTCGTCAGTCTCAAAATCATTGATCCGGATAGTCGTAAATATCCTTCTCAGAATGTGGGCCACAACCGATTTTTCTCCATGGGCAATCTCTTCTTTTTTCAAAACGGTAACTCCCGGAAGATGTTTGCTGTTATTGTGTGCCGCAAATATTTCTTCGACATCGTAATTAAGGTTATATTTATTACAGATGTCGATTACATTTTCAATTGCTTGAAAATGGTAAAGTCCGCGGAGAGGATTACCTTCATAATCATCTTCCATGTGGGTACGTTTCAATGTTGGCAGATCCATGATCTCTACTTTGTTTGCTTGAAAATCGAATGTTTCCTTTCTTGTCATTAATTCGTTCATGATTGCAATTTTTAAATTGTTAAAAAATGATTTATATATTCTCTATAAAGTATTCCACATAGTCATGTTCCAATCCAAGATTATCACACGCTACTTCCATATCGCCCGACCGGAGATCGTCCAAGTCTCTTAATTCGCGGAGGTTCCGGATTTCATCTTCGAGGTATTCCTCAGCCTGTTTACGGGTACAACTGCATGAGCTGCATATTCCGTCGATAATTGAATGTGCCATATTGGCAATGTTTATTCTAACTTTTTCTCGTTCTTACTTGTTTTATACTTATGATTTTCTGTTCGGGATGAGTATCAAAATTCCAGTCAATGTCTTCATCATTGAGCGTAGTATGTATACTTCCGCCCATAATCAATCCACAATTCTCCTCGATGTCTTTACGTGCTTCTTCGCGGTTTTCTGCGTTCACTCTGAATATTCCTTCAAAGACAAACCTTGTTTTTACTTCATACTGTTTCATGCTGTTTGATGTATTATATTGTCGAGTGGTTTGCCGAAAAAAGAGCTATCGACTCCATAGGTTTGCTGAATGGAATAGTTATATCCTGTGCCCCATTTATCTACCTCAAGGCGCCAATAAGGATATTTACCTTTCGATAATTTAATATTCACATCTTCTTTTAAATCCATTTCCATCAAGCTTCCGCCGCCTTGCATGGAACTGTACAAACCGCATTTATTCCCTTTGGGTATTATTATTTCCGAGAGGTTAAAGTTCGCATCATACAACTTTTGAACATCAACGGTTGCTACATAGGTAAGCAGGTTTGCTCCGCAACAGGAATTTTCCAATTCTTCATAGAATTGTTCGTAGGAAACCTGCTCTTTACCATTCCTGGCGTGTTTGTCAGGAAAGTGCCCGATTACCTTTTCTCCTTGCTCAAGTAGTATTTTCTTTACCTTATGAGGATTAAGGTTCAGTGCATCGACCATATCTCCGAAATAGGATTCTTCGTAACTATATCCTCCGGATGATTCCAGCCAATGTGAGTTGATACAGTCATAATTGGAAAGCAGTTCTACACGGACCGGAATGTTATCGGTATTGCGCAATAAATCTTTCAGTGGGTCGGAATTGTCCCGACTATATATTTCATTCTTAATTTCTTCCTCATTCTCTTCAAAGAATTTTTCTGCTTTCCATTTTTTATAGCCGGATTTTACCAGTTCTTTTTTTAATTCTTCCATTATACTATATACTGTCTCATCTTCCTGCCAGGAATACCATTCATCAAGCTTTTCCTGCAAGGCATCACAACTCTTTGCTTCAAGGCATTTTTCAATAGTATCCAGACTGTTATCCAGACTTTCCCTGTAATCCACATAGCTTAATGAATAGTTATCATCCATCAACCCATCAACCATACTCATGCTGATTTCTTTTTTTGTTTCCATATCTATACTATATAAAATGAGAGAAGAGCGACCTTGCAGCCACTCTTCCTGATGTTGTTATTTGATAATATTTAATCGTAAAATTCATGTATAAGACTTTCGTACTGTTCTTCAGGCACCTCAGTTTTACCCTTGAAGTTGAACGTAGCCAAGTACCTTCTTCCAACTGTTGGATGTCCACCGCAATAGTTGAGCGCAATTTCTATCGCCCAGTCAATATCACCGATGTTTAGTTTTATACAGTCATAAGAGAGAATGCAGTTTGCAAGCCTCAGCGCCGCATCTTTATTCCCGTCATGGTATAATTTGAAGAATGCCATCTTAGCGATTTGCATATTATTGACTTCTGTCATTTTCGTATCTTCATTAAATTCCATAACCGTATGAATTAATGTGTTGTTATATTCGGCCTGCGCCGGTCTTTACATACTAATGTTACAAATTGCAATTCAATCAGTTTATGCTCGAAACATATATCAGATCCATAACTAGTCCGTTGCCATAAGCTGAATGTATAGTTATTAAACGACCATAGAAAATAAGCGGATAATTGACCCATCTGGTTTCTTTGCAATAATTTCTTATTCAATTCCATGATATTATCCGATGAGATGATCAGATTCACTATGTCCGCGAATGCATTGACAGCACTTTGGCTTGTGTGGTAAATGGGACCTAAAAATTCTATTTGCATGGCGAAAGTTATTAATCATAGTTATCACTAAAAACCTCGAATGAATATCGTTCAATATCAAAAAAGCTACTGGTAATGCTTTGATAAGTGAAAGTATCATCGGGTATTTCCGTTGTGTCATTCTCAAATTCAGGATAGGATGTATGGTTATCCTGATAATAGGCTACAAGCATATGTGCATCATCTGTGGCTATGTTATGCCCATAATAATTACACCAGGCTATAAAAGGTTCTATTTCCGGTTCATCCAGTCTTTCCAAAGCATCCCTTATTTCGAAGAAATTCGGACAAAACCACTCTTTGTTTATGAGGCAGTCCGGAATATTTTCCCATGCCGGATATCTGAATACGGGGTTTTTCTCATTGAAAAAATAGGAATAGCAAGCATCCCAAAATTCTCCCGCATCCCCGTAATCTGATAACCGGAACCAATCTCCTGCATGGGTATCGTTATCAATTTCTTTTTGAGTAGTTACCACTACTTCCGAATCTGATAAATTCATAACTTTAGCAATTTAAAGATTGGATTCTTTGTTTTTTTAGCTTTCATAATCACGAAATATTTATAGAATCAGCCAATTCCATTAATGCCTCATTGATAGAAGCTTGGTAGATACTGGTAATTTCATTACGTCCCCATCCTGTTTTACTTTGAAGTTTTTCATGGAAAATTTCTTCAATCCTTTTAAGCAAATCTTTTGTTTTCATTTTATATCTATATTTTAATTAATACTAAAATGTGGAAGCTGTAGAGTTTCAGTCCACAGGCTTTAAAGGTGCGTGTTTAGACGGTGCAAGGTTTTTCGGAAAAATACCGGAGCAAAGCGAGGATGATTTTTCTGAAAACCGCTTTAGCGGCCTGACCTTGCTCCGGCGTTAAGAACACGAAACCACCTTTGCCTGTGGGACTGAAATCTATAGCCTTTTACATCTCTCTCCATATCGTTTTCAGCTTACTAATCTCTGGCTTCCCCAACTGATATGAAATTTTCCTTCGCTGTCCTGTTCCCTGGTAAGCAGGCTTTCAATTACAGACATGGTAATATCAAATTCCTCGAAGATTTCAGATTGTTCTTTCACCTCTCCGGTTTTTATAAATTCATTCAACCGTTCTTTAGTGAGTACCAGCGCCATTAAGTTCTGCTCTATCGAATCCTCGTAGGTTACAAAATGCACCTGTGTCTGGTCTTTTGAATCGAGCCGGATAAACCGGAAGTAGAATTGTTCCATCTTGGGGATATTCCATTGAAGCGATTCGAGTATCACATCGTTACAGGTCGGGATATTAGCAGAACTTTTCAGCGATTGCTGGGTACAAATAAGGATGCCGTTCAGGGTATCCTCAAATTCTTTGATAATGCTTTGCCTTTTCTTAAAGGTTACATCACCCTTGATTATAAATATCGGCCTGTCAGGAAATTGTTCCGTAATATACCGCTCATACATATCGAGGGCTGCCAGTGTAGTGCATCCAATAGCGACCTTTCCGGGTATTGACTTTATCATATTTTTAATATACCTGGTCTTGTTTGGATATGGATTGCCGTAATAGCCGTCTATCAGGTTAGGTACCGAACACGCTTTAATCAGTAACTTAATTTGTCGCATCAAACGCAGCCCAGCCTCTTTTTTTGTATCCCCGGTACTGTTGTAGTATAATTCGCATATCCGGCAGAACTCTTCGACAATAACCCTGTAAACCTCCCGTTCTCCGTCGGCAGGTGTGACTGTATGGGTTTTAACCTCGTATTTCTCTCCGGCAAAATCCTTGAACTTACGGGTGATTATTGTTTTGCCGATTAGGTCGAACAGTTCCTCTTTGTTGTATATATCCTGATTCTGCTTTTCAATACCGAATACGCTGGCTTTTCCCGGACAGAAACAAGCCTTGAACAGGTTATGTCCCTGATATGCCGGAAATGGTTCGCCATAATAATCATTTCTCCGACTTACAATATCTCCGTCTTTATCTTGATGGTAAATCTCATCGCACCAACACATCATATTGATAGAATTATTGTAGAGCAATTCAAATTGGCTGTATAGCTCGGTAATATGGTTGCGGGTGGTAGTTCCGGTATCAAGTACTTTGTAGTTCAATCGTCTGAATATACTGAGTGCAGCTTTTGTCCTCTGAGAGATCGGGTTTGTTATCTCATCCGATTCGTCGAATATCAGACAGAGTTTTTTTGAGTTCTGCTTTATAAACCGGCTTAGATTTCTTTTCAGTTTACTTAACATGGATATACTGACTACAAGAAAAACTCCTTCCGGTACATTTTGAAAATCTTTGTAATTACGAAGTGTATAATATTGTTCCTTATTTACTTTCAGGAATGTTTCCCATGTTAAATTAGTAGCGATGGCCGGAGCCAGAACAATAGCATTTCTCACTTTCCTGTATTTCAAAAGATACTTTGAAAAATGATAGACTGCTGCTGTTTTTCCCGAACCCTGTTGCCAGTTCAGTAAAGAATACCTTTTCTGAAAGACAAGGTTCAGGTCTTGTTTCTGAAGATTGGTAAAACGGCAGACTTCGTGTTCCTTATTAATAAAGGTGGCATTATCCAGATAGTTCTGAATATCTGGATTGGCATCCATTTCGGAAAATACCTGGCTTTGGATTTCATATTGCCGTCTCTTGCGACCAATAAGCCTTTCGGCTGCCTTTATCTGCTTTCTTATTTTGGGTGTATAATCGGGTGGAATCGGGAGGTTTACTCTACCGAGTACCAGATCGTTTATACTGGCTGACCTGTGTTTAATTCCGTCCAGTAACCTCGGGGCATATTGTTTTAGTTTAAAACCGTAGTTGCTTTTTACCAAAGCAACTTCTTTGCGAGGTATAACATATTGGTTGATGATATATTTACGGATTATACCCAGAACCTTTGTTGTGGTCAGTTTGTTCCTTTCCCATTCCTTGAATTGCTCGTTGGTACAATCTTCGGGAGGGTGCTGGTTGCGGAACTTGGTAACCAATGCAACCGCTTTGTCATAATGCTTATGAAGGTGCTTGTGGGTTTTCAGTTCAAAAAGGTATTTACTGAGTTTGTACTCAAAGCGATCCAATTCTTCCTTATCAATAGATTGCGTTTCCCGCATCAGGCTTACTTTCAAACCGGATTTGAGTGTTTTGGCTGCTTCTATACGTTTTTCCAGTTCTTCCCATGAAACAAACTCTTCGGCATTGTAAGGAGTCATTTCGATATGGCGGGATTCACGCATGAACACCATTATCTTGGTATTGAAATTATGAACACCGACCGCTGCAAATGCATTGGAATTTAACATTGTCTGTCCTATAAAAGAAAAATCACGGTTTATGGCCGTGACTCTCGTTTTTTCCCAGAACTCGTTTTGCAGAAATGAACAGGGTACTATCACCATCAGTATTCCTGCCGGATTCAATACCGAATATGTTTTTCGCATATAATAAAATTGCGATAATTCATGATCGATTTCCAAATTGAATGGAGGATTACCGATAACAATATCGAATCTTTGCTCCGGTTTGTACTGAACAATGTCGCATTTCTCAATATGAGCATTAGGATAGAGAAACCTTGCCACTGAAATAGCTTTCCCGTCAATATCGAAACCGTAAGCATTGTGCTGGTTTGGTAGGTGGTTGAAGAAATTCCCCATACCACAGCACATATCAAGTATCATTTCCGACTGGTCGGGTTTTATGAGCCCGGTCATATCACGGCAAATATCATGGGGAGTAAAAAACTGTCCCATTTCAAATTCTTTTTTTGCCTGGGCATATTCGTGATAATTGGCAAAATCCTCCTGTTTGAGGTTATGTAGTCCGCCTATGCCAGTATAGCAGTTGTAAATGGTTTCGGGAGGTAACAGGTTCTTGCCTGTATCAATACAGAATAAAATCTTTTCATTGATTTCAGCTCTCCGGTCCTGTGGTATTTGTTGGGGAATTATCTGGTACATAGTAGTAGCTTATTTAATAGTCATCATTATTTTGTAATTCAATAGTATCGAGTTTCAGCTTGTAAAAACAGGCTTCAGCCGTTTTCGCATCTTTAAACCTGACATCGACACGTCCGTTCTTGAAGAATTTCATTTCTTCGGCACCGGTTGTTGTCAGCGTATAAGGTTCTGAGATATCTACATCGTTATCATTGAACCAAATAATCATGGATGAGCTACCCTGCAATGAGTTATCTGCTCCGAATGCGATTCCTGCACAAAGGTTCTCGAGTTCATTGCGATAGTTATAGTGCATCTTATTTCTATCATCCCAGAAACTGTCAAAGCTGATTACATCCGGAAAAATGATTTTATCCTTTTTCAATTCAGGTTTTACCTTACTCCACCGGTTCGGCTTTACAGCGTTGAGAAAACGATTTATCAGTTCTTCCTCTGCCGTATCCCGGAAACTCTTACCTCCGAGGTGTTCGATAACTAAATCCACATAACTCTGATACAAGGGACGGAATCCCATTGATAGTGTTTTCTCATCAATTTCAGGATACGGAACCGATACTTCATAGTTACGGTTGAAATAGGCTATGACTGATCTGGCAAATGCATTTATAGCCTTGTAGTTCTCTTCTACCAACTTATCGATAACTTCAAACGGTTTGAACTCGTACTTGGTAAAATCAATCTCCACATTATCATATTTGCTATTGTATGGTTCATGGAATTTAATTTTGCCGTTCGGTTCATAGCTTATCTTATGGCTGTCTTTATATTTGGCAGCTTCTTCTACAAATATCTTATACCAACGGTCTATTTCATCAAGGCTCCGGTAAAGAGTCTCTTGCTGGTTCTCACAAAATATTCTGTCTGTATCAGATATTTTTTCCTCGTTACGAATCTCAATTTGATAGATGGAAGAAAGCAGGTCGGTTGTGCTGCCTCCTGCATTGTCATGCCTTTTTGTTCCTGTCTGTAACATATGATTTACTTTTAAATTAACCGGCTTATGGGGCCGGAGTTCCCATAGTTACAGGCTGCAAAAGGTAGTGTTTAGGCGGTGCAAGGTTTTTCGGAAAAATACCGGAGCTGAGGCGAGGATGATTTTTCCAGAAAACCGCTTTAGCGGTCTGACCTTGCTCCGGCGTTAAGAACACGGGATACCTTTGCCTGTAGCTATGGGTATTTCCGGTTTTATTAGGAGGCACTTCTTTTCTTATTATCAGTTGAAATATTCTTATTCTGCACTTTTCAATAACTCAAAATACGCAGTACGGATGACATGTGGTGACATGGAATGTATCATATCGTCAGGCAAATACACCTTGTTATTTTTTGTGTTTTGTTTGCATCAGAAATAAATATTAAAAGGAAAGGAATTGTCATGGATATAGTAAATATAGACGCGGAACTATTTGAGAGAATGCTTTCAAAATTTGAAAGCTTCGTGGGTCGCATGGAAGCCCTCTGTCAATTACATGCCGATAAAGGTATCGGACAGTGGTTGGATAATCAGGATGTGTGTCTGCTACTTAATATATCTCCAAGGACTTTGCGGACTCTACGGGATGATGGCGATTTAGGCTTTACCCGGATCAGTCATAAAATCTACTATAAACCGGAAGATGTAGAAAAGATAGTCTCTTTGGTGGAAGACAAACGGAAAGCAGCTGTCAAGAAAGGAAAGCAGATATAATTCAGAAGCATTGGAGTAAAATGTAAACAGGAAAATATATGAGTAATCAATTAATCACATCTGAAAATGAAAGAATAAAGTCATTCTTTCGCTCATTGGAGGGTCTCTCTTCTTCGTTAGAACGTTTGTTTTCTTCCCGGAAACCGACACTTAACGGAGAGAGTTTTTATACCGATGAGGAATTATCGAAGAAATTGAAGATCAGCAGGAGATGTTTGCAGGATTACCGCGATGAAGGACGTATTCCATACATCAAGCTGGGTGGTAAAATTCTTTATCGTGCTTCCGATATAAAACAACTATTGGAAGACAATTATCGGGAGAAATACAGGTAAATAATTTATGCTCTCTATCAGTAAATTGAATAACAGCAGGCTTTTTAATGTAAGAGCCTGCTGTTATTTGTATGATCATGATTATGTGATTGTTACTCATTTACTTTCGCTTCCTCTTCCAGGTCGTTTTTCTTTCTGCGTTCCATAAGTCTATCCATATCTTTTGATATTTTCGTATCCGTAACTATAGCATAACCCTGTGTCGTGGAAATATTGGCATGTCCCATTATTTTAGCAATGCTCTCTATTGAAATTCCTGCCGAAAGTAATAAAGTCCCTGCTGAATGCCTGCTCATGTGATAGGACAAATTCTCTTTCAAGCCCATTGATATGCCTATCTGGTTAACCTCACGCCAGATTATAGTACTATTTTCAGGCAGGGGAAATACGGGTTGACTGTCATCGGTTGTATTGTAAAGTGAAAGTATCTGCTCGGCTACCGGATGCAATGGTATAAATGCCTCTACATTTGTTTTTGCCCGTTGTTTACGGATATAGAGCCTGCCTCCCGCTGTTTTCCCGATATGGTGCGGATATAGCCGCTGCGTATCCACATATGCAAGGGCGGTGAAACTCGAAAAGATAAACATCCGGCGAGCCAGTTCCAACATGCGGTCTTCCATCGGGGTTTCCATAATACGTTTCAAATCATTCCGGCTTATATACTTGAGTTTTGGCGGATTTTTTTTCTCGTATAAAACTTCTTCTATTGGGTTAGCTCTTAAAACTTCCTGATCTACTGCAATATAAATTAGTCGGTTAAGCCAGCAAAGACAATGGTTGATATGACCGGGCTTGTACCCCAAATCTCTTTTCAGAAATATCTTGAAAGATTCGGCAAACTCTTCGGTTATGTCCGTAAAAGCAATATCTTCCAGACCTCTGGAATGAATAAAATCCCGTAGATTGGCTTGTGTGGTCTTTGAACCACGGTGGGTCGATGTGGATTTTATTTCGAGGGCACGGATTCTGAGACGCTCACGCTCCACTTCTCCTGCCTCAAGCAGATTGGTTGCGATGGAATTTACACCGACAATTGTATTTTTCAGCAGTTCACTGCTGACAACTCCCAATTCTTTAAGCAGGCGAATGTATGTCTGTTCCATACGTTCGCGAAGTTGCGTAAGGAGATAATTCTCCTTCTCCGTTTTGATTATGCTTTTTTTCGTATTCCACTCATCGGGTCGGCAATAGATACCGGTCGCAAGTGTGGAATTTTTGCCGTCGATACTTATCCGGCACATAACGGCTGTGGTACCGTCGGTTTTTACCTTATTACGGTTGATGTAGAATAATAGTTTGAATGTACTTCGCATTTGGGTGTGATATTATAGAATTAATACTAAATCTTGGGTAGCCTCTATGAATATGTCCATATCCTCAAATAATTTCTTCGGAGTAACACGGGCATATATTTGGGTGGTCTGGATATTATTGTGTCCGAGCATCCGGCTGATTGTTTCTATCGGAACGCCCTCTTCAAGCGTGATAAGGGAAGCGAAGGAATGCCTTCCGGCGTGATAGACAAGGTCTTGCGAAAGATTTGCCATGATTCGTAAGGCTTTCATGTTCGCTCTGAGGGTTGCATAGTGTTGTGCCGGAAATAAGGTTTCTCTGCTCTCATCTTTGTATTTTTCGATTAAGCCAATCGCTTCCGGCAATAATTTAACCCGACCCAGAAGTTCATTCTTCTTTCGGCGGTATTTGAGCCACAGGTTGCCTTCGTCATCATGGAAGAGGTTCTCCTCCGTTATACTTACCACATCCGCGTATGCGGTACCTGTATAACAGGCGAAGAGAAATAAGTCTTTCGTTATTATATGGGATTGTCGCCTTTCGGGTATTTCCAGATCTCTCAATTTCTCGAAGTCTTCCCGACTTAACGCTTTTGGGGTAGCCTCTTTTTGTTTTGGCAATTTATAATGTGAAAAATAATGCTTTTCAGAATGCCCTTCCTTATAAGCTATTTTACAAATCTTTTTCAGAATTGCCAGATCATGACGCAGGGTATCCATCGCAAAGCCTTTGTCTTGCAAAATGAAATCCTGAAAATCACGAATAAACTGCTCGTTCAACTGCCCAAAAGCAAGATCTTTGGTTTTGAATTTCTGTTCTATAAATTCGCTCAGATAACGCCTCGTATATACCCATTTGGTTTGAGTTCCCGCTGACCGGTCAATGCCAACGCGTGAGCCCAATTCTTCAATGTGGCGGTCAAGGAGTTTTAACAGGGTAATTTGCGTTCCTATACTGCCTTGAAACAAATTCTTGACTGCCGTTGCATCGAAAGGTTGCTTGCGTTCAACAAGTGTATCAAATGCCGAATGAACCGCAAGCAATAGTTTTTCTATTTTGCCATTGGTCTCAACCGCTTCTTGACTTTTACCGTCCAAACGACTCTCTCTGGAATTCCATAAAGTAGGAGTACAGGATAGCTTCAGACTGAACTGCGCAATAGAGTTGTTTACAGTTATCCTCCCCATGATGGGTGCTTTACCCGATTTATCGAGTCCGCTCTTTTTCAGGTAGAGCAAAACCTTGAATTTTTCTACTTTCAT